CCGTCAAGAACACCTACGCCTTCAGCCGCCTTCTCAAGGAGAAGACCAGCGAAGCCACGGTGCAGGGCGGCAACGAGATCCGCGACGTGATCATGTTCGATGACGCATCGACCTACGATCACTACCTTCCCAACGACACGTTCACTTGGCGCAACGCCAACGTGACCGACACGGTGCGTGCGCCGTGGCGCTTCTCGATCGACCACATGGCGTGGACCGATCACGAAGTGGAACTCAACAGCGGCTCCGGCTCGACCCGCGATTACGTCAAGGCGCAGTACAAGCGTCTGAAGCGGATCAAGGAACAGCGCATGTGGACCTCGCTGACCAACGGCTTTGAGAACGACCTGTGGGCGACTCCGTTCGGCAACTACGCCAACATGGAAGGCAACGCCGGCAGCCTGCCGTTCTCGCTCGCCTCGTTCATCACCGAAGCCCCGCTGCTCACCAGCGTCTTCGGCGATCCCCGTGGCGGCGCTCCTCTTGGCTGGACCAACGTGATGAATCTGGACCCCACCAGCGAGAACCGCTGGTCGAACCAGATCTCGTACTACGACCCGGATGCCACGGACCCCAACACCAAGTTGACTTCGTACTCCGGCATCGAGAACGTCCGTGACGGTTCGACGACCTACAGCGCCATGATCGGTGGTCTCCTGACGGCGTTCGACGAGATGTTCCTCAAGTTGGACTTCCGCACTCCGTCCACCCGGGCCGAGTACTTTGAGAAGCCCTCGATGAACCGTCAGATGATCCTCTGCTCGCGCATCGGGATCAACAACTACAAGCAGGCTCTGCGTGCCAGCAATGACACGCTGGTGTCGTATCAGGATCCGGCGTACAACGCGCCGACCTACAGCGGCATCGAACTGATGTACTGCTCCAACCTTGACACCGCTGCGATCTACCCAGCCCTTAGCACCGGTTCAGTTCGTACGGCGTACAACGGTTCGATCAGCGCAGCAAGCACGACTGCTGGTGCAACGGAAGTGAGCGCATCTACCATCGACAGCGGCGCTCGTTACTGGTGGGTCAACGGCAACTACCTGACGCCGATCTTCCACAGCCGCCGCTACTTTGAGAAGCACGAAGTGCTGCGTCACCCCAACCAGCCGTTCACCTACGTTCAGGTGGTGGACTGCTGGTGGAACCTGTTCTGCAACAGCCGTCAGCGTCAGGGCATCGTCGCCCCGCTCGCAACCTGATCTGTCCTGAGTCAATCAATGGGGGGCTGGTTGACCAGCCCCCCCAGTTTCAAACACAACTCCAACGTAAGGAATCCATACACATGTTTCTTGCTCCCACTTCAGGCGACATCGGCGTTCAGCCCCACGGCCACACTGCCCGTGTCATCAACCGCAGCGGCGGCGCTCTCGTCGTCGGCGACCTCGTCGTGACCTCGTTCGCTCACAGCGGTGTTGTGTACCCCGCTACCACCATCGCCGAGACCCGTCTCACCCCGTTCGCCAACGTGGTCAAGGCGGACGGCAATGCCAGCACCCCGGGATACCTTGGTGCTGTCGTTGACGTTGGCTCCTCGTCGGGTGCCAACAACACCGAAGTGGTCGTTCAGTTTGGTGGGGCCGCGCAGGTGAAGACCACTGCCACTGGTGCGGTCTCGATCGGTAGCGTCCTTGGCATCGCTGATGCCTCTGGCGGCCTTATTGACTCGACTGGTGCATCGACCTCTACCTATCCCGCTGGCATCGCCTTGCAGGCTCTGGCTAGTGGAACGGCAGTCATCAATGTTCTTCTGCCCCACGACATCTGGATGTACGCTGACATCGCCTGATCGGTTCTGATCCCAACAATCCCGGCTGGCTGGGGGAAACCTCAGCCAGCCGCTTCCCATGCCCACCTTCGCACAGGTCAAGCGTCACGTCCTGCTCGCCGTCGGCGGGTACCCCAGCCTTGCTGCTGGTCAGACCAACGCCGAACGTCTGGCAGAAGTCGTCAACCAAGCCGGCCAGTACCTGTTCCAGCGCCCGTGGCGGTTCAGGGAGCGGACCAGCGCGTTCATCAGCCTCGTCGCCAGTCAGGACTATGTGTCCCTCCCGTCCGATGTGGAGGAGATCATCAGCCTGATCAACCGCGAGAACATCGGGTTCAACATCGAGTTGGTCACGCCGGACCACCTCCAGAACCTGCGCGAGATCAGCATCGATAGCGGCGGCCACGGCGTCACCTATGCGTGCCTGTCCCGTGTCGCCAACGCTGCCGGTTCTGCTTTGAACCCGGCACGCCTTGAACTCTTCCCGACCCCGACTGCTGCCGCAACCGACGCTCTCGCCGTGCGTTACCGCGCCGGTTGGGTGGAGATTGCCAGCGGCGCTGCCGACTCGTACGAGATCCCGATCCCCAAGTACTGCGACTCGCTCTTCATCCAGTACTGCCGCGCCTTCGGCATGGCGTATGAAGACGAGGGTCTGTCGCAGCGTCTGGTGGAGATCGACGCCGGACCGATCTTGGCCGGTGCGCTGACCAAGGACGGGATCCTCCAGCGAGACATTGGTCGCCTGAGACCGTCCTACGAGATCGGCTACAGCATGAGCATTTTGCCTCGATTCACACAGAACCCGACCTAACTGGAGATCACATGCTTGCATCACCGTCAAAGGCAGTCGTCGCAGTCTCATACGCATCTACCAAGCAGCCTAGGAACTCCAAGGCTCAGGTTACTGCGACCACGTCATACCCCAGCACCATCCCAACGGGCACCCAGCCGACGACTACTGGTCAGACCGTGATCGTGTATGGTGAGAACGCCGACGATCCGAGCCTCCTAAAGGTATGCCCGTTCCACTTCGCCAACAACGCTACCGACCTTGGTGTTCGGGTTGTTGGGTGGACCGCTTACCAGCAAAGCACCGGAGTCGTGTTGTGGGTTCCGACGATTCTTGCTGAACTGACGCCGGCATACAACTCGACCGTTGGCAGCATCCCGTCGTTCGCAAACTTCGACGGCACCGCCAGCACCGCCTACTTCTTCTCTGCAATCACGGCGTCTGGAGGCACTCCGACGGTGAACGTGTATTCGCCGGGTGCTGCTTCTGCTGCGAACACACCAGCAGCCCACGCGCTCGTCGATACCGCTGGTAGCCAGATTGTTGGTCTCCAATTCAAGTCTTCTGCCGGCACGATGGGTGCATTCTGGTACTCGCTCTGATCGAGGAACACCATGCGAAACCTGCGACCGATTCGTAACACGACAGTCAACCTATCAGGTCCTTCGCTGTATGGGAGTCCGACTGCTGGTCGATTCCTAGTCGATGCGATGAACGGAACCGACTCGATCGATGTGGTTCTGATTGGCGACAGCAATACCGGTTACAACGACTATGGATATTGCGCCGGAATCGATAGGTCTCTTGGTTATTCGTATGGGATTCCCCCATACGCAACGACCATGATTCCGGGTGGTTTGGAAAGCGGGGCAACGACAAGAGAAACCCGTTCGATGATGATTGGCACACTCGATTCTTGGACAGCGGCAACCGCTGCCGGAGCGAGCGGTACGGTTCAGACATTGACAAATGCGGTCACCGCTGCCGACGCCGACGCTGTTGCGCTGAAGAATGGCCTATCAATCGATACGAGTTTGCTTCCGAAGTGGCTTGGGTTTGAATGGCGTGGATCATTCGTAGCATCAGGTGTTTCTTATACATCTTCTGTCAACCAAAACTACTTTGCACTAAGGACAAACAACCCAATCAATAATGGTTTCGCTTCGGGTGGCGTCAGTTGTCAATATCGGTGCGTCTATGGTAAGTTCGCTACTACTGGCGGTCAGTTCAAGCCGGTGGTGTGGAGTTCTGGAGGATCCACGGTTGCGTCAGAGTGGACATCCACGTCTGGTGGCTCTGCCGGCAACTGGTTCGGAACAGCGACGCTGAACTTCACGACGGCCAGTGGAACAGTCATTGAGCATCGATGCGGATGGGATGGGTTTAGTCAAGGTGTTCCGACATCTGGACCATTTGCGTGCTTGTGGCACTCGACTATCAAGCGGAACCAAAGGGGTTACGCTGTCAACCACTTCATCTACCACGGCGGACTTACGACTACGCAGATTGCGGATCGAGTAGAGGCTGCTGGTGATTTGTTCTCGTCGTATATGAAGGAAGTTCGCCAGCGTCAGATCGAGGCTGGTGGATCTGGTCGAGTCATTGTCTTTGTCAACAGCGGAATCAATGGTCCAGATACGGCTTCTGGATACACCACAGCAATCAACAGAATCGTCAATAGGTGCATTGCAAAGTGGGTTCAGGATGGTGGTTCTGAATCGAACATTGCATTCGTCATCACCCCGACGCACCCGGTCGTCTCCGTTGCCGGAAATTCGTGGAATACGGACCGGTCCGCAGTAGCAGCCGCTGCCGTGGCGTATGCCCAGCAGAATGCCGGAAGAAACGTAACTGCGTTTGACATCAACACCGTCTATCCGACCAGCAGGCTTCTGACTGGAACCGTACCTGCTGGGACGCTTTACGATGCAGGTGGTCAGTCGCACCTGACGTCAACAACGTCGGCCCAGACGAACGGATACGACGCAGTCGCACATTCCATTATTTCGTCCCTCATCGCCAACGCCTGACATGGGAGTGACGGTAAGCCCATCTCCTGCGGACACGTTCGAGTGGCAGGTCCACCCGACCGTCGTCACCCGGTCTGGTTCCGTTGCTGCCGTGATTGGGCAGGCCGTGTCGAACTTCGCTCTGACTCAGGCGCAGTTTGACTCGCTGATCGATGGAGGTGGAGGACTTCAGCCGACGATCCGCATCGACTGCGAGAACGCTGGCCGCACGCTCATCATGCCGCTGGTGCAGTTCACCGGGTCGGCCACGTTCCAGTTTCAGGTTCTTGGCTGGTCCTACAGCCGTCCTGCCGCGTCGTGGATCTGCCAAGCGGTGACGCACAGCCCGACGGCTGTGAATGCCAACAACACGGCTGACTCAGGGACTGGTCTTGTCCTTGGCGGCGTGACCTATCGTGCGTTTGGCCTGCTTGGCGTGACCACAACTTCCGGCAATGACGGCGACGGTGGCGTGGTTCCACTGCCGGCGCATTATGAAATACTCCCCGTCGAGGGTCTTCGCGCTGCTAACGCTGCGACGCTTGCAGCGTCGAGCGCCATCATTCAGGTCAACAACTACGGCTGGCGCTACCTGACGATTCATCTGCGCCAGACTGCCACGACGGCGTACACCTGTAACTTTAGGTGCCTGTACGCCAACACTGGACAGATATTCAGGTGACCTATGGCACTGAACATCAACCCAGAAGCGGCAAGATTGAACGATTGGGAATACCACCCAACCGTTATGACGTTGCTTGCGACCGGTACTGCGACATCGATGGGGCTGATCCCGGAGTCGTTCGCGCTTACTGAAAAGGGGTTCACTGACTGGCAGATTGGCAATGATGGTCTTGGCAACCCGTTCAAGCCGAGCATCGTCATCGACACAATTAGGAAGGGTCGAATCCTGATCATCCCGTGCATCACTGCTGCGTCGTACACCGACCTGAAGTTCCAGTTGATCGGCTGGACATGGAGCCGGCCTGCTGATCGGTGGATCGGTACGGCCATCAACCACTTCGCTTCGGCCAGAGCGAACATGGCTGTGATGCAGTTTGCCGGAGCCGGGATCACTCACCCAGCAGCCGGAGCCACAGTGTTCAAGCCGATGGAGCGCATCGGCGTCACGACGGCAACCGATGCGGATGGCGGTCTTGGAATCGTCCCGCTGCCAAAGCAATACGAGATACTGCCGGTTGAGGGTCTGGTGTCGTCGGCCACCACGAGCCACGCATCTCCATGCACAATCGTCGTGAACAACTACGGGTGGACATACATCAGCCTGCACCTGCAAGTCGGGGTAAGCCCGAACGCCAGCGTGTCGGCCATGTGTCTCTACCGGCGTGACAACGGAGCCTTCAAGTGACCAAGATCACAGAACATAACATCAGGTTTTACAGCATGTTGGGTACGCTAGTCGCAGGCTTTGCTTCCGTCTGCATGATGCTGGGGCGAAGAGACGAATCGTTTTCCCGAGCGCAGGCAGACATCGTCGAGTTGCGGCAGATCACTGGTGATCTCGCCAAGACGGTCGCCGCCAGCGCCCAGACGAGCCTCCACCACGCCGAGAAGATCGCAGAACTCCGAGACAGGATCGACCGTTTGGAGGAGCGCCAGTGAGGTTCCTACTTTTGGCACTCATGCTTTGCTCCTGCTCCAGCGGGACGCAGGAGATCGCAGACAGCGCGTCGGCCATCAGCAGTCAGGCTCAGTCGATCACCGACAAGGCCCGCGAACTGACCGTCTTGGCCGGACAGATCGACGAGAATCTGGCCGCCGCACACGGCTACTTGTCCGGCGAGCAGCAGGATCCGGGCAAGGCCGTCGAGCGCATCGAGGCGTCCCGTGTGGTGGTGTCTGATATCACCGGCAAGGCTGACGAGATCATGGTGCTGTCCAGCGAGATCCACGCCGAGACCACGGACATCGTTGGCAGCCTGCCGTCTGTGAAGGACACCACGCCTTGGTGGGCAAGTCTGATCAGTCTTGTGGTCGGTTTGGGGCTGATGGCCCTTGCCGCGTTTATGCTGGTGCATACGGGGATCGGAGCATCTCTGGGCGCGTTGCTCAGGAGTCTGATCCCGAAGCGTAGGAGCAAGTGATGATGATCCTTGGCAGCATCGAGAGCCTTCTTGGCTCAATCTGGTTCGCAGGCTTGACGTTCTGTGCCGGCTATCTGCTGGCGCACATCTGGCCGGTCAGCGCGTTCAAGAAGAAGTGAGAACCCCCGTTCTGCCCTGCTCCCCCCGTACCCGGGGGTGAGCGGGGTTCTAGGAGATAGTCATGGCAACCCGTATTCAGGTACGTCGAGACACCGCAGCAAACTGGCGCACTTCAGGCTCGACCACGCTTGCGGCGGGCGAGATCGGATTTGAGACCGACACGCTGCTGTTCAAGATCGGTGATGGATCCCAGACTTGGACGAACCTTGAGTACGCAGGCGGCACCGAGCCGATCCAGTACAACCCCAGCGGCACGTCGGTCACTGATCTCGACGCTGCTGCTCTTCGCAACAACGGCAACAGCAAGTACCTGATCCTTGGTGCCGGAAGCGTGTCGAACGGGCCGTCCGGGCTGACTACGGTGACCGACGGCCAGTTGATGGTGACGGTTGCCAAGTTCGACTACACCGGAACCAGCGCGGCCAACGAGCGTTACCTGATGACGCTCCAGACGCTGACGACCGGTCGGTTCTTCTACAGGACGTACAACGGGTCTTGGTCATCGTGGTATGTCGTGATTACTGGCGACGCGAGTGGTAATGCGGTTGTTCCCGGCGACCTCGCGGTCAACGGTGGAGACATCACGACGAACCAGACGACTGCGTCGGTGTTCAACGCTACCGCCACCACGCTCAATGTTGGTCAGGATGCGACTACGGTCAGCATCGGCGCTACGACTGGCACGGCGACGATTCGCAACGCCACGACGGCGATCACCGGCGATGCAACGGTTGGCGGAACGCTTGCGGTCACCGGCGATCTCGCCGTCAACGGAGGCGACATCACGACCACCAGCGCCACTGGCAACGTGTTTGAAACCACTGCCACCACGGTCACGCTTGGCAGAGCGGCTACGACGGTGTGCATTGCAGACAACGCAACTGCTGCTCAGACGATCGACATTGGTACTGGGGCGACCGGAAACGGCCTTACCAAGACGATCAACATCGGCACTGGCGGCGCTGCTGGTTCCACGACGAACGTCAACATCGGCGATGCGGATGGTGGTACGGTTGCCGTTGGAAAAAACATGACGGTCGGCGGTACGTTTGCGGTCACTGGGCAAACGACTCTGACCGGAGGTCTTACGACACAACTAGCACGCCTGAACATGGCGTCTGGCTCTTTGCTCAATGTCGTATTGGGTAATTCGGCCAAAGGGACAGTAACCACAAGCCCTCAGTCAAGAGTTATTTCATATACCGCAGTTTCAAACAACAGTACGATTTACATCATCCCGCTTTCAAGTCACGGTGTTTATAACAGTAGCGCGGAAACCATTGCGTATTCCTCATCACCGGGAGAGGACAACCACAATACTCTACCATCATGGGTTCGTAGTTATGCAGCGCATATTGGTGTAAACGGTACTCAAAGTGCAACTCTTTCTATTACTGCGTCAGCAAATACCGGCGGATCGGTATCGCTAATAGGGGCAACAAGCGCAAGCGCAACTATCACAACCAACCAACAACTGAATGCTGGTTTTTCCCTTGCGCCGGTAATTATGCAATCAAACAACGCCGTTGGTGCGCGAAATTACACCATCACCGCGACGCTAACCGTAACTCTTGCAAGCATCGACCTTCTACCCCCCGGCGTCATCTATGCAATCGTCGAGGTCGCTAACTGATGCCCTACATCGGAGCCAACCTCCCGTACAAGGGCTGGACGACTGATACTCAGTTCTCGTCCGTCCCCCCGGGGTTCTCGCAGGACATCCTCAATGTGATGCCCGTGGACCAAGGGCGTCGGAGGATGCGGCTCTCGTCACGCGCTGGCTTCAACCCGATCTACGAGTTTGGTTCCGCTGGACCGGTCCAGTGCATGGTGCGCTGTGTTGCGTACACGGGCGCGTCTGGCGCACTCAAGACGGTGATCAAGGACCGCACGATCGTCGTCAAGGCTGGCGTGGTGTACTACCTTGAGCAGGGCGGCGTGCCGACGGTCTGCTCGATCGCCACCGGTGCTTCGGCACCAGTGCATACGCCGGCGCTGAATGCGAGCGTTCGCACGGTCGAGGGAGTGCAGTTCAACGACTACGTTTACCTGTGCGACGGCATCAACTACGTCAAGGTTGACATCAGCCTGACGGTGCCGCAGGTTCAGAAGTGGGTTGACCCGTATAGCCATATCAAGGTCACGGTCAGCGGCACCAGCAACTACGCGACTCTGGTGACGAGGTATGGCGCACGCATCGTGTTGGCCGGCGTGGCTGACGCAGAAACCAACTGGTTCATGTCCCGCATCGACGATCCAGAAGACTGGAATCCAACTTCTGGCAGCGTCACGGATTCCATCGCTGGCGGCGGTTCAGACTACGGAACTCTTGGCGACCGAATCGTGGCACTGATCCCGCTTGGCAACACTGGCCTCCTGTTTGCCGGCCAGCGTTCGATGTCCTACCTGACGGTTGACCCTGCGCTTGGCGACCCGCAGATCATCACGTTGTCGAGGAACATCGGCATCGTTGGCCCGCGTGCGTTCTGCTACGGGCCTGAGAAGATCGCCTACATCCTTGGGTACGAGGGGTTGTACCGGGTTACGCCTAACGACTTCAGCCTCGACCGGGCGCAGTTGATCAGCCTGAACGTTCTGGATGCCTTCTTTAGCAAGACCCAGTGGGAGGATCTGGATGTCCTGCTGACGTATGACGTTGAGTTGCGCGGGGTCTGGATCTGGCTGACCCGTCGCGACCAGCCGTCGGTCAGCGTACACCTGTTCTACAGCGAGCAGACCGGCGGGTTCTTCCCGCAGCGTCTGTACGAGCCGGCGTTCTATGGCGCACTTACGACGTGTCAGGCGGTCGTGGTTGACGGTCGCACGCCTGTAGCCCTGATGGGCAGCGCCGAGGGGAAGATTGGGTACTTCGACTACCGGATCATCTCCGGCATCGACGGCTACCCAGCCAGCGGATACAACAGCAACGAAGGTGGCACCTACACCCCTCCGACGGCTGAGCAGTCGGTCGATCGCCGGGTGCTGTCCAACCTGACGCTGGGTCCGGTCATTGGCGACCTTGGCACCCGGGTCATGGTCAGGGACGTTCTGGTCGAGTTGAACAGCGAAGAACACCTGCCAGACTTGGACGTAAAGGGCGATCTGCCCCGCCCGACGCTTGCCCTGAGTTACGGCGACACGGCTGAGAAGGCGATCGCTGCCAGCCTGACGACCGTCCGGGTGGTCCTTGGCGACGAGCCGATCGTGGACGGCGGCGCGGCGTCCACCTCGTCGTTCGCCTCGACGGTTGACGGTGACGACGCCACGCCGGCGTCGATCACGGACTACATGGACGGTGCCTACGCCCCGTCTGAGTTTGGCCTGTACGAGGCCCGCAGCACGTTCGTTGACCCCGAGAACCGGGTGTACGACGGTGCTTCGCCGGACGCCGAGTACTACCTGAAGCGTGACACCTTTGACAGCGCCGAGCGTTGGCTGATCTACCACACCGACACAAACAACCTGATCTACGCGCAGCAGGCGATCAACGCGGTGTACAGTACAGACCCGACGGTCGGTGAGTATTTCTTCGTGCCAGACGGAGTTACGACCGCAGCAGGACTCCAGTCCGACGACACGGCCACCATTGCTGGCGTGCTGATCGAGGCCGAGAACCTTGCGCTAGGTGAACTGTACGAGGGCAACAACAACCATTTCCGGTGCCGCGTGCGTGCCGGTGCGCTCTACATGCAGATTGCCAGTCAGGGCTACCCGTGGGCGCTGGAACGTGCGTCCGTGTTGGTTGACGCTGTTGGCATGAGGCGAAACGTGCGAGAGGTGACCTGATGGGAATCTTCCAAGCAATCGCGGCTGGCATTGGAATCGGCGGTGGTGGCGCTCTGTCGTATGCGGGCCAAAAAAAGTCCCGCAAGGCGATGGAGTCGCAGATCAGGCAGTTGCAATCTGGTCTTCGCGATATTGGTACGCAAGTTGGCAAAGCCTACGGAACCCTTGGTCGGGAGACCGCCGGCCTGTACCAGCCGCTCCTCGACTACCAGCAGCAGTCGAGCGACCAGATCCTCAATCGGTTCATCGCTGAACGGCAGGCCAACACCGACCAGTACCGACAGGGGTACGAGCAGAACATTTCACAGTTCCAGAGCGCCTACGACACCATCCGGCAGCAGTACGCAGCCGGCATGGAGCGCGTGTACGGCGAGGCTGCGTCTGGCCGTCAGGCGATGCTTGAGAGCGTCGATCTTGCCACGCAGCAGAACGTCGCCCGCCAGCAGGCTGCCAATGCCTTTAGCGGTCTTGGTCTGACCACCTTCGGTCAGGGCGTTGTTGCTGCTCGTCAGGCCGAAGGCGCACGCCAGCGCGGCGTGATCCAAGAGCAGTATGCCAGCCAGTTGGCCGCCATCCGTCAGGCGCAAGCCACTGGTGAAACATCGCTGGCGCAGGCGCAGGCAGGTGGACTTAGCGATCTACGGCAGAGAATGACAACTGGACTGGCGGAGATGGGTACGTCCTACTCCAGCGCGTTGGCCGGTATGCAGCAAGGATTCGCCGGTCAGCGGCTTGGCCTCATGTCGTCGATGCAATCCAACCTCATGGGATACCGACAGAGCGAATTGCTCTCGCCGTTTGAGTATCAGGAGGCGGCACTGACCATGCCGTTCAACGCCCAGATGAACATTGCCCAGAACCGTGGCGCATTCCATTCACAGATGGGCAATGCCCTGATGGGTGCTGGCATGGGAATGCTGGGTGGTGGTTTCGGCGGCATGGGTGGTATGGGCGGCGGTGGCGGTTGACAAGAACAAGGAGAAGAACATGGCATACCTCAATCCGAACATGATCAGCAAGATGGCTTCGTCTGCCATGACCGGCAAGCGGTTCCAATCTCAACTGACTCAAGTCCCATACCAAGACTTCCTCCTTCCAGAGGATCGCGAGGGCAACCCCAGCGATCGCGTTTCAGCACGCGCATCATCTCAGCCGTCACCGGGTGCGACATCTCCGTCGTTCATGTCGGAACTTGGCGATGCGTGGAACAAGGTCGCTCCAGACATGTTCCGTGGCATCGCCGCTGGTCTTGCGTCCTATCAGGGCGATCCCAGCCGGCCACTCAGCGGTGTCGGCGAAGCGATGGCCGCGACGATGCAGCGAGGCGAGCAGACTCGCGAGGCTCGTCGCAAGATGAGTCTGATGCCAGAGGAGGCTGCCGCCGTCGCCAAGTCGGAAGTCCAATACGAGAAGATCAAGTACGAGGACGACAAGGATGCGTTCCGTGCGCTGCGCGAGATGGAGGGATTCCGCATGGGTGTCCCGACCGACTCTGTCAGCAAGGGCCTGATGGCCTACACCGCAGCCAATCCGTTCAGCGCGGTCGAGCGCCAGCGTATGGACGACGATCTCCGCCAGCGGCTCACGGCAGCACTCCGCATCTCATACTGAGGTACACATGCCGCAACAACCCCTTGGCTCATCGATGATGCAGGATCTTGACGGGTTCCCGGTTCAGGCCGGATCCGGCGCTCCTGAGCAGTCTCGCCCGATGGCGTCCAGCGAGCAACGCGACCGTCAGTTCTTGGGTGAGATTGATTCCGTCCTTGAGCGGATGAACCGCAACCCGAGTTGGGCTGTCGGTGATCCGGCCATTGCGGGCCAGCCGTCGTTCGGCAAGGCGGTTGCCGGCATCGAGCAGGGCGACGTTCAGGGTCTTGAGATGCTCCGGTTCGGCACCGTGCGTGGTACGCCAGCCGTGTCCTTCATGGACGAGGACGGTCAGGAGCAGGTCATCAAGGTGACGTTCCCGCAGTGGATGGGGATGATCCAGAGCCGCGACGACGCTCGCGTCCAGTTGCGACAGCAGCGCGAACTCGATGCCAAGAAGCAGGCTTTCGCCGGCCAGTTCCGCGCCCTGTCTGCGCGTGTCGCCGAGAGTCAGGACCCCATCGTCGGCGAGTACCTGTCGATGTTGTACGACATGGACCCCGGTATGGCTATGGGTGGCCTCCAGTCGTTCATCAAGGCCCGCGCTGGCCGCGAGGACTACACGGTCTACCGTGGTCAGGAAGTGCCGTCGTCGTTCGCAGAGGCCATGTCTGCCCTCGACGACGCTCAGGCTGATGGGCGAACCATGACTTTCGGAAGGCACGCTGCTGCTTTGTCGGAGCAGGGCAACCAGAACGCGGCCAATGCCGTGAATATGGCGATGTCCATGATGCGACCCAAGGGTGACCGCATCACGCCGCGCTCGATGACGATGCCGATGTGGGCCATGCAGCAGCAGAATCCGATGGCTTTGGCAATGGTCGTCGATGGGATGCGTCAGGGCTTGCTACCGGGTATGACCCGCCCGGTCGCTTTGCCGTCGGTCAACAACGGATCGACTGATGCCGCCACGTTTGAGCAGTTCATGCAGCGGTTCAACGAGGTGTCCGGCTCAATGGGCTGGGCTCCGGCTGGTGAACAGGACATTCGCGTCATCATGGATGCCATCGCTCGCGTGCGTGGTGGCCTGATGATCGACCAGCAGGTTGTTGCTCCGACTGCTTCGGCCAAGACATCGAGCGGCAAGCCGTCGCAGCCAGCCCCCGCTGACGTGCGCGGACTGTCGAGCCGCACCCGCAACGCACTGGAAGTAATCGCACAGAACCCGTACTTCTCACGTCTTCGCAGCAGCGACCAGAATGAACGCGCAACGGCGTTCAAGATGATTGAACGTCTATACAATGAGATGCAGGCGAACGGGCCTGAGCATCTTGGGAAGTACGGCGTCGATCCTGCATTGATCGAAGAGGCATACGCGGCAATCTCTGGAAACTGACCATGAGCCAATTCTCGTTCTTCCCGCAGCCTGACGGCACTGACCCACTGGCCGATTCGCTGACGCAGTACAGGAGGAGCAAGAAGGCTCTGGGCCAGCGTTCGCCTGAAGACAAGCGGTTCATGGATCTTGGTCGTGCGTTTGCTGACATGATCGGCAGCGTCGAGCCAACGAATCTCCTGTCCATTGGCGGGATCGCTAAAGAGTTCGGCGATGTCACCAAGTTCATCGACCGTGCGAAGACGATCAACACGCGAAGTGATCTGGAAGAGGAACTGTCTTCCGGGATCCTCAGCCCGCAAGAGTTTGAACTCAAGCAGCAGCAGATCGACTTCCTCGACAAGTTGGTGCAGCGCGAGTCGGAGCAGCAGGATGTTGCCCGCGATGCGGAGATCGCAGAGACCGGCGTCGTCGGCATGTTCGGCGAGGGTGTCAAGGCAGGCGTAACGCAGGGCGTTATCAGCACCCTTCGCGGCATCAACAACCTGACCCCGTTTGACGGAGATGCGTTCTGGAGCGGGGCGCAGCGCGAGTCTGGCAAGGCGATTCCCGAGGGAAGCATTGCCGGCAACATCGGTCAGGCGGTCGGCAGCGGCGCGTACAGCGCGGCTGCGTTCGCGGCCAGCCCGTATGTCGGTATTGCTGCGATGGGCTTGCAGGGCTACGGCGGTGGCATTGACGAGTACGAGCAGGCGTTCGCTGCCGGCCTGACGACTGGCGACTACAGCCAGTTTGAGAAGGTGACATCCGGTCTGACCAGCGCGGCAATCGAGGCGGTGACCGAACGGATCGGTGCCGGGGTTGCTCAGAAACTCGCCAAGACCGGGGTCGCGCAATGGTTCGCGCAGCCGGGGGCGCGGGCAATCGTCAAGACTGTTGGTGGGATGTATGGAGCCGAGGCGCTTGAGGAAGGTCTTGTCCCGATCTTACAGGCTGGCGTCAAGGCGACTGGCATCACTGGGATGCAGGTTGAGTCGTGGGGCGATGTGTTCTCGCAGGCTGCTACGGACGCTCTCTACGGCGGGTTCGGTGGCTTCGGCGCTGCCGGTGTCAATATCCCTGTTGAACTGTCTCGTCGTCGCGAGACCAACCGTCTGCTTCGCGAGGCCGGCAGCAAGTACGCCGATCCTGCATACATCCGCGAAATCCTCCCGCAGCGTGCAGCCGCTCTCGACGCGATGACGCCGCAGGAACGTCTTGCAGAAGAACAGCGATCCCAGCAGGCTCTGATGCAGGCAGGCGCTGACCTCGCACGATCCAAGGAGGCGGTAGCCAATGCCAGCGCGGAAGTCACGCAGAAGCGCAAGGAACTGGAGCGATCACGCCGAGGCAAGGATCAGCAGCGCACTCAGGCTCTTGAAGGCGAAGTATCTACGCTGGAGGCAGCACTGGAGAATGCGCGGCGGGTTGCCGCGACAACGGCTGCCGATTACTCAGCGTCGCAACTGAACTATCTCAGTGCTGCGAGCATTGCGTCGAGCGCACGCCCGACGAGCCAGATGTCCGCCACCGACATCCTCGCTGGCATGAACTACCAGCCGGCGTCTGCTGCGACGAAGCAGCAGAAGGCAGCGCAGGCACAGATTGAGAAGTTGGGCTTCAAGGTCCAGTGGTACGACGGTACTGATGCAAAGCCTGCATTCTTCAGCGGGCAGACACCAGACACCGTGTTCCTTCGCGCCGATGGCAACAGCACGTTCGCTGGCATCATGGGCCTCGCGTTCCATGAGATCACGCACTGGGCGCAGTTCAGCGACAGTGGCCTGTGGGCTGCCCTTCGCAGCACGGTGGACGACAAGTCAATGCTGGAGGCGGCGGCCAACTACTGGTCGCAGCAGGCCGGCATCGACCCGGTCGTCCGTCGTTCGATTGCTGAGATCATTGCCCAGTCGCAGGGCAAGGCCGGGTCTACCGAAGCGGTTGACCAGATCGAGCAGCGCATGGCTGGCACGATGGTCGAGGTCGAGGGTGTTGCCCAGTTGATCCAGAACGGCACCGAGGCTCTGTTCCGTGGCGACGCCGTACCCGGCTGGTTCAACCAGATGTTGATCCGCGCTGGAGTCCGTGGTCGTTCGGCGATGAGTGCGCTCAAGTTGTACCGTGGCCTGCAAGAGGCGGCCAAGAACAACAAGGCGTACACCCCGGGCAAGTTTGGGTTCACGATCGAGGCCGCGCAGCGTGGCCTTGAGGTCATGCGTGCCGCACGGGAGGCGGCCATGTCCCAGCCGCAACCGGCCCAGCCGGCCCCCGCGTCCACTGCGACGCCCACCCCTCAGCCCGCGCCTGCGCCTGCTGCCGCAACACCTGCGGCTCCGGCTCCGGCCCCGGCTGCTGGTCAACCTGCGCCAGCCCCGGCACCTGCTCCGGCTCCCGCGCCTGCTCCTGCCCCGGCTGCTGCTCCGGCCCCAGCGCCAGCCCAGCCGGCAGGCCAAGTTGACCGTGATACCGTCCTGCGCGACATCTTGAACAGCGGCGGTCTCAGGGTTCAGCCGACCGCCCGCGACATCATCGGACCGGTCACGCCAGAGTCGGAGGCTGCGATGACTCGCGCCGTGTCCACGCTTGGGCCGCAGGGCTACCGCGATGCTGTCGCCGCGATTGACCTTGCGCTTGCCGAGGTGAAGCGCGAGGACGAAGCCGCTGGTCGCCCGTATTCCTTCGACGGCGTCAGCCGCGAGGAGGTTCTGTCGCTGCTCAATCGGGTGGCTCTCGCCGATGAGGGTGCAACCCTGCCAGACGGGACTCCCGTCACGGTCACGCCCGAGCAGCGTGAACTCGCCAAGAAGGTACGCCGCAAGGTTCGGCGCACGGTTGGCGACGATGTTGTTCTGTTCGCCCGGGCGGCAGCGCCAAAGAGCGACATTGGACACAAGCGCGAGAAGGCCACTGGTCGATATGTCGGATCTCCTGACTGGGTTGGTGGCAGTCCTGCTCAACTCAAGAAGTTGCGAAAGATCCTTCGCGGTCTTGCTACGGAGGGTGAGTCTGGTCGTTACTGGTATGAGAACTCCAGCGAGGCGATTCTTGAAATCGCCGGCGGAGATCCAGTTGAGGCAGAGAAGATCGTCGCACTCATCGCGCTGTACTCGCCCAACGCAACCGTTCCGGCCAACACCACGATGGCCCTTACGGCTTACTACCAATTCAAGGCTGGTGTCCCGATCAACGCCGGCTTCGGTGTTGCCGACGCCAAGGCTACCGCCCTGATGTCCGAAGGCAAGATGTGGAGCGGCATCAAGACCAACTCGTTCTACCAGAACTTGATGGTCAACATCGACCCGTCCAAACTCGACCCCGGTGTGGCGACGATGGACATGTGGATGGCCCTCGCGTTCGATTACGGCGACAAGACGCTTGATCAGGGGCCGAAGTACCAATTCTCCCAACGTGAAATCCAGCGCCTCGCTGCCGAACTTGGATGGGAAGCACATCAGGTTCAGGCCGCCATCTGGACTGCGATGAAGGGTCGCATCGATCCGATTCGCGATCAACTCAAAGATCGCGAGTTGGCAGAGGGCATTGGCGAGAACTACGACAAGGTCGATCCGAAGACTGGCAAGACCAAGGTCTTGTACCGTGTCAAGAAGGGACGTGAGTACGACCACTTCCGTCTGGCCCACAAGATGGGTATGGAATACGACCTGAAGACAGAAGACATCGAGGCGAGTCGGTACGACTTCAGCGATGCGCTTCGTGAGCGCATGGTCCAGTTGTCGTGGGAGGCAACTCCATCAACCAGCACCGGTCGTTCGATCCCGGGAATTCACAAGGCTCCACTCGATCAGCGTAGCGAATACCTAGAGGCGATCTACAAGGTCTTGTTCCAGAACGGTCGCAGTGTGATTGCCGAACTTGCCGGACTGGCGAATGGCACATCCATGATTGGGTATTCGGCATGGAAGGGCGACATTGGCGCTGGGGCGCAGACATTCACTCCGATCCCCACGTCAGGTACTGGTTCAAAGAAGGCTATCAAGCCAGAGGCCGCTGGCAATTTGGACTTGGCGTCGAACATGTTGGGATTCATTCTGGAGCAGGACGCCGTGACATACCACACGGCTGTCTATGGCGCTCCCAAGAAGGACCAGAACATGGTCGCGCTGGAGACCAGTCGCCCGTTGACGATGCAGGAGATGCAACTTCTGTACAGAGAACTGCACGCCAAGTTCGGCACTTGGGACTTGGCTCCCGCCTATCGCAACGACGGCGTGCGTATCGGGAACTACACGGCGTTCGATGATAGTGTTCCAACGATCGATAACGAGGCATTCCACAAGGGTCTTGCAGAGGTAATCGAGTCTTTGCCTGATACCTTCGGCGGTGGTACTGTCACGCTGTCATCGTTCAAGTCTGTCGGTAACTACATCACCAACGATTGGAAGGACAATCCAAATGGCGAAACTTATCTGGAGAGAATCCAAGCCCAACGACCCGTGGTTCTCGATCGGGTCCGAAGTCTTCGTGCCAGTGTCGAAGCCATCAACCGAGAGTTCGATGCCAAGTACGGATGGGGCGCAGGCCGAGTCTTCGGCGCAGCCCAAGCCGCCCCAGCCCCAGCCGCCACAGCAGCCGAGCCAGATGTAACTGGCGAGCGTCCTGATGACGAACCCGAAGGGCCGGGTCCGACACCCGGCCCCGGTGGTGGCGTGACTCCGCAGCCATCGGTGGTGTCCGCCCGCCAGCCGGCAGCCGTTGCGTCCGACGCTGACTACCTCTCTGCCGTCGAGCGCGGCGACATGGCTGCCGCGCAGAGCATGGTGGACGAAGCGGCGAGGACTGCTGGGTATCGGTTCACTGTCTACCACGGGACCAATGGGCCTGAGTTCACGGTGTTCGATTCTGCGAAGGGTGGATTGAAGACCGGAGCATCGTCAGCGACTACCGGTTTCTTTGCTACTGACAACCCGAGGGTGGCCGAACAATACCGGGACAACATCGGTATGGGCGGCATGTTGGGCCTGATGCTGGGG